AATCTCAGGCTCCGCGACTACGCCTAATGATGCCAGACGTGCTACTGCCATTGGAATTCCCCGATTTTTGAGGTAATCTTCCGCCAGATAAATGCTTTCCGCGTAGTGCTGGGTAGCCAGTCCCAACAATTCTTTCTGCGATACGCTTTGCTTCATTTATGTTTACGCCTTCCTGGTTTGAAATGATTTGCACACTGTTACCTTGGACGCCACAGGCAAAGCAAATATAAATGTTCTTGTCGAGGTTCGCACTTCCACTTTGGTGAGTGTCAGAGTGAAAGGGACATTTGAGATTGACTTGACCGTGTGTTGAGCGAAGAGTTGCTCCGTAGTGTATAAGTATTTCTCTGAGACTAGGTAAGTCGTTGTCATTTCTTGTCACCGTAACCTGCCTCTCGCAATAAGTTCACTGCATCTTCTAATCTAAGTAAGCATACCCAATCGGATATACTTTTTTCTCCTTGTCCATTGAGTCGCAAAACTACAACGCCAAGGTCTTTGCCATTTGCTCTGTCCTTTAATTGCGATATAGCAGCCGCAGGATTAAATCCTGTACGCGCCTTGACTTCCCAATCAATGCCCAAAGTGCCAGTGACATCAGAGCCACTACGCCCCGCCCCCGTACTCTCGGCATATGGGAACCCATTAAGTGCAAGGTACTCTGCAAGTACTTTCTGACTTCGGTATCCTCTGTGCTTGCGCGACTGTGATGCCACTTACGAGGCACTCTTATCCCCACGGAGGATACGAATAGCCCACTCCATACCAGTGACTAAACCATCAGTCCACTCATCGGTAGTAGTAATCTTTGCTGCTTCAATCTTGTTAATATATTTCTGAAGTTCTTCTTTAGTCTTTAGCATAACCATTTGACGCATCTCTTGTGTGATGTCGTCTTCTTCTTCTCTTAGCATTTATCCACCATTCTCTGGTATGTCATCCATAAACATATACTCAGGGTTAAATGATAGCCAACAAGTTAGGTTTGCGTTGGCATCGGCGCGCCCATATCTATTTTTTACTGGAGCCACAGCCATAGAAGTCCCGACAACACCAAGGGTACAGATAAGAGCAGGTAACTGAGCAACCTTACCTTGAAGGGCAGAACGAGGCTGGCAAGGATTACCAGGGACCGCTTCAGAAGTATGGTGTAGAACAATAATCCCAGCATTAGTAGAGCGAGCAAGATATTTTAACTCCTTCATTATGGCACGCATTGATGCGAACTCTTCACCACCATCGGTGGCTACATCCATTAGGTTATCTACAAATATTGCTGTAGGTGGGCAGCCCCACATCTCTTCGAAGGCTGCTACTTCTTCATCTATATCTTGTAGGGTAGGGCTTGATTCAAATGACCAGACAATATGCGAACCTCTTGACAGGGTTGCCTTTGTCCAGCCATAGTCTGAATTCATTAGTTGCTCAACATCAGTTTGATTCTTGCCACTAATCATTGATGCTAGGCGCATAGCCATAGTGTGAGCATTGGTATCAGCAGAAATATATAAGGTTGGAACTTTCATCTTAAGGGCTAAAGCCAGTGCCAGAGTGGACTTTCCCACACCTGGAGTACCAGCAAGCATAGATACTTCTGCTCTTCTAAATATAATTTTGTTAGATTCAAAAGCCTTGAAGCAATGTGGTAATGGTTCGCCACCTATATCTTGACGTCCGATAGAACGGACAAGCGTTCTCATTTCTTCTTGCCTCGTACAATTGCTGCTGCTTGATATAGCGCCAATGTGATGTCACACATTTTTCCATGAGGCATATGAGATTCAATTTCTCTTGCTAATTGTTCACGCAATTCTTTTAAATGTATCTCTAAAGTTTTTTCCATCATCATCCCCTGTCTAAGTTGGAAAGAGGGCTAACAATCACCTTCCCCAATAACTGAAAGCCCTCTTACCAATTCTATAGCATTGCGTCTTGTATTAGTTCTGCGGTTTGCATTGGTTGGGAGTTCCCTGCGGTGTTGGGCAAGCCCAGAACGCGTAAGGTTGTCCCGTCTTGCTGCTCGTTCCAGAACGGAATATCCGTGGACCGTGTACGCAAGTTGGAGTTGTTGTAGCCGCTGGTGTAACGGACGGAGCCGCTATCGGGGCGGGTGCGGAGGTAGCCCATACTGGACTGTCTGCTGTTAAAGGCGTGGTCGCCAAAGGGGATACTGTATATGCACCAGTAATCATTTTTGCTGTTGCTGCAATCTGTGTTGAGTAATCAGAGATTCCCTCTAGCAATACGCTGAGTTCTTCTATTGTGTTAGCACGTATATTAATCATATCTGCATTCGATGCTGCTGCTGAACGAATAGAGACTTGTAACTTGTAGTCTTCTGATGCCATTTATTTATCCTTCTTCTTAAATTGGCAATGTTCTGTAAGTCCACAGAAATTGCACGATTGTAGGTTCGGTAGAAATATACCAGCCTTGCGTGCCTTGTCAAAGCCATCAACAAAATACTCAAGCGTGTCCTGGCTATATCTACTTAGGTCAATCATCTCTCCTGTCCCAGAGTCGCGTGACATCCAGTAGTTTACGAGATTTACTTCCACTCCTAGCATCATCTCAACGCCTATTTTGTAGAAGCCAAGTTGAAGGTCAGAGGTTGGTCGTGCTCGTGATGTCTTTAAGTCAACGATAACTAACTTACCGTCTACCTCAAAGATTCTATCAATGAACATCTTCACTGGAACACCAGCAATGATGGGATTCAACTCTAACTCGATAGCCTTCACACCCTGTGGGGTAGTCCAGATTTTCCAGTTAGGATTGTTCTTGCGCCATAGGATGTAGTTATCCACCCATACGGAACCATTGTCATTCCACCAAACAGCATCTTCTTTGTTTGGATTCTCTTTAGTAGCACGTCCTGCTTTGCGGGCAGTAACAAAATCTAACCCTTGAGTTTCTTTAGCCCAAGCCTTAGCCCATAGTTCATTAGTCATTTTCTAAATCCCAAAGTTCGGCTGCATAGTGAAATGCTCTTCCACCTGCTGACCAAATTGATGGCTGCTCAGGTACTTGTAACAATCTGCCTAGGTAGTACTGATAACCACAGGTTAGATATGTTATAAAGGCTGAATAAGATACGTGTTCAGGTAGTTCGTATGAATCTAACTTAATCATCAGAGTCGAGCATATCAACTAAGTAATCTACTTCTTCGCGTAGTCCCTTAACTGATTCGGTTAAAGCATAAAGAGCATCGTCTAGTTCAATAAATAAATTCATCATAAGTTTATCGTGCTTACTTTTAAAAAACATTTGTTCTCCCATCATAGTAGTTATAGATAGTCCTCCTTTGGAGGACAGGAGGTGACTCAACAAAGGAGAACTATCTAAGATTAGATTATCATATATTTAATTGTTATCTACATTCCCCCTGCGGGAAACTTGATTTAGGAAATGCCCCCCTACCCCCCATAAAAAATTATGGTGGTAGAAAGTGCGTATCTCCTGCGGTTAAACCGTCATTGAGGTTTCGCCCCCACTCCTTTCGGAGTGGCGTAACCATACCATAAATCCTGTGATAGTCTGCGACACGCAGTAAGACGCGACTGCACTTGTAGAGAAAAGCAAAAAGAACCCCCCTTCCCAGTAGTGATACCAGGTTGGGGGGTCTTATTGTCTTACAACCGCCTTAGAAGGCGTATAAAGGGTATATCTGGGTTACTTTGAACCCTTGCCGAACTCAGGTGCTGACTTGTCAAGAGCCTTTAGAACAGGTCCAACTAGACCAGCGACAAATGCTGTAGCCAATACCTTAGGGTCGTGCTGTCCTGCTGTGTAAAGTGCTACGGCTGCCGCCGCTGCTGCACGTACATAAGACAAACCGATTTGCTTTAACTTTTTTACATCTATCATTGTTACTCCTTAGGACTTAAAGACTGGCTTGCCGAAACCAACTACGGTTACAGCCTGAGACTTTCTCAACTTTGAGCCGTTCTTCTTCTTGTAAGCGCGAACCTTTAGACAGACTTCTCCGCCATTACGTTGGTTGCCCTTCTTGTCTGAGGCAGTATTGCCTTCAACACAAGTCACTGTTCCGTCACCATTGTCTTTTACCACAATCCCAATATGTGAGATTCTATCTACACCATCATTGGGGAAGTCGAAGAACACGATGTCTCCTGGAAGTGGCATAGCAGTCTCTGCTTTTTCCCACTGATTCTTTTTAACAAATACCGAGGCACCTGCTGAGGTTAGTACGCAGTTAGGAATTTTAAGTCCTACTTCGTTAGCACACCACATCACAAATGAACCACACCAAGGCAAGAAGTTTGCTTTAGTAAATGCTCCGTATTTTGTTTCGTTCTCTTTTGGTCCTTCAACAACACCAATTTGAGATTTTGCTGTTTCAATAAAGTCAATACGTTGACCCATTATTCACTCGCTTTCTTGTCCACCTTAGCGAAGGCAGCGTTGATTTCGTCCGCTGTCAGGCTTCCATCATTTAGGAAGAAGCGGGCGAGAGCCTCAAGTACGCGGGCACAACCAAGTGCACCTGCCAGTACTGCTGCTTGCCACACTTCAATACCAACCAATGAGCCAGCACCGATTACACCAAGAGCCTCTGCTGCGATAACAGCAAAGATTCTCATTATTACATTTTTAAATGTGACCATTATTCATCCTTTGGATTACGTAGTTTGAATGTTACTGACCATACAAATAAGGCAGCAATGATTGAGTAGCCAACTACTGTCTTGGCTGAACCTTCAAGTACTACCCAAGCGATGAACATTCCAAGGAGTGTCCATAGTTGATTTGCTATATCTGATAAGAATTTCTTCATTATGGTTTTCTCCTATAGGCGGCTACTGCTGCAGCACTAGTTGCTGCGGTGGTTGCAATGTTTCCAGCAATGACTGCTGCGATTACTACCTTCTCTGACTTAGCCCGAACTTCGGGAGTCATATCCGCCCCTACATTTCCAAGCGCAGCAAATGCTGCTGTTGGATTAGTGAATAACTCAGAGACAAACTCTGATGGATTCTGTAATAGTTCTACTTGAACTGCTACCTCTGCTGTAATAACTACACCATTGTCCAGTTCAACTGGAGTTTCTGGCGGCAAATCTTTGTATTCAATACCTGCTTCAGCCAAAGTTTCTGTAGTGATTGCATCTCCGCTGGAGATAGCATCTGCTATCACAGCAGCAACAATCGCTTGAGTTTCCTCTTCAGTCACAACTCCATCAGCCTTAGCATCATCAACAACTTGTACGGAATCTTGTACAACTTTTGTTGGCTCAGGTGTTGGAATAACTGGAGGTGGTGTAACTACTGGCTCAGGTTTTGGTGTTGGAGTAGGGATAGGTTTTGGTTTTGCTTCTTCTTCGGCTTTTGCTTTTGCTTCAGCATCTGCTTTGGCTTTTGCTTCTGCTTTGATGCGTTCTTCTTCTGTCTTAATTTTTTCCTGTTCTGCCTTGACTCGTTCTTCCTCTGCCTTTATGCGTTCCTGCTCAGCCTTAATGCGTTCTTCTTCAGCACGCTTAGCGTCTTCTTCTGCCTTCTTGGCTTCTTCTTCAGCAAGTCTTGCTTTCTCTTCAGCAATCTTTGCTTCTTCTTCTGCCTTAATTCTTTCTTCTTCAGCCTTCTTAGCATTCTCTTCTGCTATACGTGCATCTTCTTCTGCTTGAATGCGTAACTCTTCAGCAATACGAGCATCTTCTTCGGCTTGTTTTCTTTCGTCTTCAGCAATCTTGGCTAACATCTCAGCCATTTTTCTATCTGCTTCAGCAAGACGAATCTCTTCTTCTGCTTTTATTCTTGCCTGTTCAGCAGCAATGAAAGCCTGACGCTGACGTTCTTGTTCTGCAGCAACTGCTGCTTGTCTTGCTAATTCTTGTTGGCGTGCTAGTTCTGCTGCGATTGCGGCTTGCCTTGCAGCCTCTGCCGCTATGGCTTGACGCTTGGCTTCTTCTTCAGCAGCCTTACGTGCTGCCTCTGCTAATGCTGCCTGACGTTCTGCCTCAATGCGCTGTGCTTCAACGAGTGCTGCTTGTCTTTCAGATTCAATTCTTGCTGTTTCAGCCAATGCGGCTAAACGTTCGGACTCAATGCGAGCAGCCTCAAGTGTTGCTAGTTCTGCTGGCGTAGGACCAGTAGAAACTTTAGTTTCAGTTGAAAAAACTGACTCAGGAACAACTGTCCAATCGCTACCAGCAAATCTCCAACGGAGTTGGATAACTGCTCCACCACCATTTTCGTAATACCAAACTGTGAATGGAAGTGATTGATTAGCAATAGTGTCATAGGTATAGATGCCACCATCGGTGCCCTTATCCCACCATTCATTAATAATGGTTTGACCATTGATAATCACAATGCAACCGTCATCGGCTAGGCATTGAATCTCAGCAGTAGCACTATCTGTTGCTGTTATGAATCCTTCGTACTTAACTACGAAGTCATCAATTAGCCCAGCGATAGGATATTGGTCATAGTCCTGGTCAACGGTTGCGACAGGAATAGATGCCACAACAGGAACGGTCGGAGGAATAGGCGGAGCATCGTTGTACTGATTATCTTCAGTTTGATTGTTGTAATATGTTGCTTGCAAACCTTGATTGGCGTGAGCCAATGGCATACATAATAATGATGTGCCAAATGCTAAAGCAAATATTGTTAGGGTACTAGTCCTTCTCGCAAAGGAGTAAATAAATTTGGTCAACGCGTTGTTCAACTCGGTCCAATCGCTCGGTGTTGATATTAACTGCGTCCCTCATTGAACTTCCACCATTGGGTTTAAGTTCTGTTAAGTAATGTTTTACTAACCATTTAATTGCGCCAGCAAAGCCAGCAAGAATTGTCATTAAGGCAACTATTAAGCCAGCCCAGTCTGTTGCTGTCATTACACTGTCCTAATTGTTATTTGAAGAACGCCACCAAAACCATCAAAACGTTTATCAGGTGGAGTCATGCGGGTGAATGAAACATCCTCTATTACTGCTTGACGAGATTCACCTGTTGATAAATCTTGCCAGGTTAATACGTCTCCGTTTGCTTCTATATCTTCAAGCCTTTGAATTCTTTCAAATGCTCTGCCTTCATAACCAATTACTGTATTAAATCTATCTGTCTCAACATCAAAGCAATAGACTGGAAATCTAACTACACGTTGACGTGGAGTAGCAATTGTTGCTTTAGCCTGATAACCTTTAAAGATTGGACCAGCGGTTAAAGTAGTTGCATCGCGATACATAATAAACTTATAAGCCACATACTCTTGAGCAGTTGCTGGGTTAGAAGTAGTTACTTCAATTGGATTAATATTAGCATCGTAAGATATATGGTCATACTCAACGCCATTTTTATCCACAGTTTCAAGTGTCATAGAACCATAAGTAAAGTCCCCGCGCCCTACTAGGCGTTTAAAGTTTTTAGGCTCAAGAGTTCCATAACGAATATTACCTGTAGTTAAATAACCCGATACAGATAAATTTGTAGTTGATTGAATTGCGATACCATTGCTACTAGAAGTAGTAAATGCAATTTGATTTGAATTTCCTACAAAGTCTACGCTTGTTGCATAGCCAGTAACTCCATCAAGATAAGCATCTGTTGCGTAAGCAAAATCTAGCGTTGAAATTTCGTTACTTAAATCAATGCGGTACAGACCAGCATATCCTCCGATAGAACCAGTAACCCAGACAAATCTATCTCTAAATGCAAAATCATAAACGCCATTTGATTCTTCAATAATAAGTGGACCATAGTTAATGGAGCCATCTGTTTCTGAAACAACTGCGGCTCTTACACCTTTATTAGTTCCAATCATTAAGTAACCAAGATAATATTCAATCTTGTTAACCACTTCGCCAATTGGAAATTGTGCTGCTACAACTCCAGATGTAAGCGTTGGCATTGCGCCAGCACTAGTTAAAGTAAACTTATAGATAGCAGAGTTACCACCAAGATAACCAGCAGCATAGATTGCGCCACCAGATTCAGAGATGGATGTCCACGTCCAAGCATCATTAGGATGTGTGTACACAGCAGTAGGCAATGCTCTTGATGTTCCTTTAGTGCCAGTTAGTTCATAA